AAGAAAACCTGCGGTGAGATTAAGGGTCTGCTCATTGCTAGGGGTTACGCACTAGACCTTAAACAACGATTGGAGAGTTCTGATGAGTGAGATACTTTTGGCTACAAACCCCAAAAATCCACAGATAGTAGGTAGTTATAAACCACAAGCAACAAACGAAGAGAAAGCTACTCAGCTTCCTAAACCGACTGGATACCACATTTTATGTGCAATCCCAGAAGCGGAAAAAGAATTTGACAATGGCTTAGTTAAAGCAGACGAAACAATGCGACATGAGGAAGCACTTACTACGGTTCTATTTGTAGTTGAGTTAGGCCCTGACTGTTACAAAGACGAAACCCGCTTTAGCTCTGGACCTTGGTGCAAGAAAGGTGATTTTGTATTAATCCGCCCACACGCAGGTAGCCGCTTGGTTATTCATGGTCGTGAGTTCCGTATAATCAATGATGATACCATCGAAGCGGTTGTTTCTGACCCTCGTGGTATTCACCGTAAATAGGAGATGAAAATGGCTGAATTTGACAAAGAAGATTTTCAATTCCCAGATGAAGTAGAAAAAGTAACAACCGACGAATTTGAAATTGAAATCGAGGATGATACCCCCGAAGCAGACCGCAATCGTGCCCCAATGCCTAAAGAAATCGTAACTGACTTAGAGAACGATGATTTAGATAAGTATGACGAGGCTACTAAGCAAAAGTTTAAACAGATGCGTAAAGTCTGGCATGACGAACGTCGTGAGAAAGAAGCTGCCTATCGTGAACAGAACGAAGCAGTTGAGTTAGCTAAACGTGCGCTGTCAGAAAATGCGCGTATGAAAAAACTAATTTCAAACGGTGAGCAAGAATACGTTACTTCAATCCAAACAACCGCTAACTTACAACTTGAAATGGCTAAGCGAGCTTATAAGGATGCCTATGATAATGGGGACACCGATAAGATAATCGATGCGCAAGAAGCAATGCAAAACGCAAACATCCGTTTAGCGCAAGCACGTAGCTTTAAGGTACCCTCTTTACAAGATGAAGATAATGGTGTACAAAGGCAGCAAGAACAGTATCAACAGCCAACGGCCCCGGAGCCTGACGCACGAGCCACAGCATGGCGTAATCGCAATGATTGGTTTGGCGCTGATGAGGAAATGACCGCAACTGCATTAGGTTTACATGAAAAACTTAAGCGCAATGGCGTTGTTGTTGGTTCAGATGAATATTATTCCACATTGGACAAAACGATGCGGAAGCGATATGACGAGTATTTTACGGACCCAGAAGACGATAAAGGTAGTACAAAAGGTAGTGCTCCCACAAAACTGAGTACAGTAGTTGCCCCGGCATCGCGCAGCACATCTTCAAACAAGATTAAACTGAAGCAAAGCCAAGTAGACTTAGCTAAGAAATTAGGACTCACTAACGCGCAATACGCCCTTGAATTTAGAAAACTGGAGGCCTCAAATGGCAGATAACAGAACACCCCGTGAAATTGAAACCCGAGTTTTAACAGAACGCCCTAAGCAATGGCAACCTGCAGAACTACTTCCCGAGCCTGATAAACAAGCCGGGTACTCATATAGATGGATTCGTACTTCAACATTAAATAACGCGGACCCGCGTAACGTCTCTGCCAAACTCAGAGAAGGTTGGGAACCTGTTACTGTAGAAGAACAACCACACTTTAAATTGCTAGTCGAACCCAATAGTCGGTACCAAGACGGCATTGAGATTGGCGGATTATTACTTTGCAAGACTCCAGATGAATTTGTGGAACAACGTAAGAAACATTATGACGGTCAAACACAAGCTCAAACAGAGGCAGTAGATAATAACTTAATGCGTCAAAGCGACCCAAGGATGCCTATTTTTAAAGAAGGCAAATCCTCTACTAGCTTTGGCAAAGGTAAATAAACTTAAATAAAGGAGTCTTAAATGGCTTATCCAGTTGTCTCAGCCCCATACGGGTTTAAGCCAATCAATTTGATTGGTGGTCAAGTATTTGCGGGTTCAACTCGTCAAATACCAATTGCATCAAGTGCTTCAGCATTAAATAACGGCGATATCGTTAAATTTGCTGGCGGTACTTTAGTTCCAACAGCATTAACTTACAACTCAACATCATACGATGCCGGTACTGTCGGCGTATTCTTAGGTTGTTCTTACACAAGTCCAGCAACAGGTCAAAAATTGTTTTCAAACAGTTTACCAGCTAGTACAGTAGCTAATGATATCGTAGCTTATGTTGAAGATGACCCTGATGCAGTTTTCCAAGCAGTTATTGTTCCTTACAGCACTACTACAAGCTATACTCCATATGCAGTTTCACAAGCATATGTAGGCACTAACGTGTTTGTAAACTCAACCAACGTAGGTAACTCACCAGCAGGTGTTGTTCCAGCTAACGGCGTTTCAGGTCAAGCTGTTCAATTAGCTTCAGGTAACACACGTTTAGCTTCAACTGCTCCATTCCGTATTGTTGGTTTAAATACAGATACAGGTGTATATGTAACGACACAAGCTACTACAGCAACATCTACTTCTGTAACAGTGCCAAACACTACAGGTATTACTGTTGGTATGCAAGTATACGGCCCCGGCATTCTTCAAGGTGCATATACATACATTACAGCTATTTCAGGTACAACAGTAACAATCAGTGCAGCATCAACATCATCTGTAACATTAGGTAACTTTACATTCTTCGGTTGCCCTGAAGTTAAAGTTAAATTCAACTTCGGCTACCACAGCTACTACGCTGCGGCAGGCGTTTAATAAGGAGTAATATAAATGGCTATTTCACGCGCACAACTATTGAAAGAGTTGCTTCCGGGATTAAACGCATTGTTCGGTTTAGAGTACGCTCGTTACGGCGAAGAGCATACTGAGATTTACGAAACTGAAACATCAGAGCGTTCATTCGAAGAAGAAACAAAATTGTCTGGCTTCTCAGCTGCACCAGTTAAAGGCGAAGGTTCTGCAATCGCTTATGACAATGCTCAAGAAGCTTGGACTGCTCGCTACAACCACGAAACTATCGCTCTTGGCTTCAGCTTAACTGAAGAAGCTATCGAAGATAACTTGTATGATTCATTATCTGCTCGTTATACTAAGGGTCTAGCTCGCGCTATGGCATATACTAAGCAAGTTAAAGCTGCTGCTGTATTAAATAACGGTTTCTCTGCTGGTTTCACTGGCGGCGATGGCGTATCTTTATTCAGTGCTGCTCACCCATTAGTAAACGGCGGCACCAACGGTAACACACCAACAACTCAAGCTGACTTAAACGAAACTTCATTGGAAAATGCTGTTATTCAAATCGCTGCTTGGACTGATGAGCGTGGTCTATTGATTGCTGCTAAACCTAAGAAATTGGTTGTTCCACCTGCATTACAATTCGTATCTACTCGTTTGTTAGAAACTGAACTACGTGTTGGTACAAATAACAACGACATTAACGCTATTAAAAATAACGGTTCTGTTGCTGAAGGTTATGTAATCAATCACTTCTTGACAGACCCAAATGCATGGTTCTTAACTACTGACGTTCCTAATGGTATGAAACATTTTGTTCGTACTCCATTACAGAACTCTATGGATGGTGACTTCGATACAGGTAACGTACGTTACAAATCTCGTGAGCGTTATTCATTCGGTTGGTCTGACCCACTAGGTATGTACGGTTCTTCAGGTTCATTCTAAGTAATTAGATTGATTAAAAGGGGCTTCGGCCCCTTTTTTCATGAAAATCTGTAGTGCGATATGTATAGAAAAGAGCAAAATGTATACATATACACAATGAGGTGTATAAAAAACAAAGGAATCTATATATGTGGACTACACCAGCTGCTACAGAAATGCGTTTTGGCTTTGAAGTAACTATGTACGTAATGAACAAATAGTATATACTATGTATATATGCACCTCGCCTCTGGGAAACTACGCGGGGTCTTTCTGTTTTTTAGCTTCCGCCCGTTCATCATGATGATGAATTCTATGACAATTCGCACATAACACAATACACTTATCCATAATTTCCTGAATAGCTTTTGTATACGCACCACCCTTAGTAAGTACGTTTATTTTTTGATTAGCAGGGTCACGTACTAAGTGATGAAAGTCTAGTGTTGCTGGATGGTTTTGACCGCATTGGGTACATGATAAACTAGCTTTGAATGTTTGGAAGTTGGCTCTACCACGCTCTTTTGATGCCTTACTTGATGCTTTTACCTTCTCTTTATTTAGTTCATAATACCTAGCAGACTGTATTTTCTGAACTTCCGTTCGTACTTTTTTATCTTTATATGGCATATTTATCCTAAAGTACTTGCACATTATCGTGGAAGTAGTATTATTCGTTTATCTGGGTGATTGCTTTTACCGTGACTGCCCCAGCAGACGATGCAACGATTGGTAGAAGCTCTTTTGCATAAGGAATTATAACATGGCACGTTCTACCTTTGAAGGCCCGATTTTAGCTGGCGACAACCGTTTTGGCCCTTTTCGTAATGTTGGTTACACAAATCTAACACAGAATGGTTACTTAAATCTATTAAATAACGTTGCAAACACTGCAGGTTATTCAGGTGCGTCAACTCAATTTGCAGTTGGTAACAACATCCCTAACGGAAATGCAACAATCTACACTCCGTCATCAACTGTACCTTACACATCATCTGCTGTAGTTACTCCCACTGCGGACACAACTAGCAACATTTATCGTGGTTTTGTATGTTACATCCCAGCAGGTTCAGATATTGATATCGCAATTATTGACGTTGCGGTGGTTCCTACTGGTGGTACAATCTCTACAATTAAAATGTATTTATCTAATACATTCACAGCTGAAGGCGGCACACCCCTATATGGTTCAGTAGCAAGTATTTCTGCTACAGGTCGTCAAACCTTTGCATATACCGCAGCTGGCGTAACTAATGCTAACAACACTCCAGCAGATATTGTTGGTGTAAACAATAATCAACAATTGTCACAAATTGTATTTACATTATCAATTGCTGGTTCAGCAGCTTTAGCAACACCTACAGCTGGTCAAATTTATGTAGCTCTACGTTATATTCAAACAGACGGCAACATTGGTACTGCAACTGCTTACCCATACGGTAACTTTGATTAATTAATCTGAATGGGGCTTCGGCCCCTTCTTAAAACTAAGGAGATTAATTATGCGTCAACAAATCGCAACAAGGTCAGGTACAGGCTCTAGTAACGTATTAGCAATGGATACATATATCAGCCCATTTAACGTGGGTTTTGGCGTTGTCGTATCAGGCACAGTAAATTATACAGTGCAACATACTTTTGACAATCCACAAACAGTAGCAAGTCCTACATGGTTTAGCCACCCTACAGTCGCAGCACTTGCTGTAAATCAAGACGGTAACTACGCATTTCCAGTAGCGGCTATTAAAGTCATAGTCAACTCAGGCGCTGGCTCAGCAACAATGACAGTCATCCAAGCAGGCATTGCATAAACATGGCATACACCGTTGGACAATCTGCAGTAACGGACTACGCTAATACCTCAACAGGTAAGGTAACTAGAGTCGTTGCTGATAATGGCGTAGGTGGCTCAGGCGAAGTAGTCAATGTAATCAATAGAGCAGCGCCAAGCCTTACTGTTGCAACAAATACACCATTTTTATCAGTTAATGTTCCAACGTTATCAGGATATATTGCTGGTAAATCGGACATTACTATTACAATAGAAACTGGGGTATATGTATACGGAGTTCCGCCAGATAAAGTGTCATCTTATACGCTAGTTGATTTAAATATAAGTGCAATGGAAATCATTGGCGGAACTTCAGGGGACACAATATCTATAGTAAACAAAGGGTACATTGCAGGGTATGGCGGTGATGGTACTTACCTAAGTCAGTTTAACTTAAACTGTTGTGGATACACAACCGCCATTACAAACACTAAAGCGGGGGGACCTGCGATAGCTGTAGTGTCATCAACAGGATGTCCAGTAACCATAACCAACACTGGATTTATTGCTGGTGGAGGTGGCGGCGGAGCTGGTGTTGTAGGTAGCGGACCTAAATTTTATAGCGGAGGTGGTGGAGCGGGTGGCGGATATAGCCCAAATGCAAATCAAACGCCTCAAACACGAGCAACGCCATCAAGTATTACAGGAGCTAATGGTACCACTACTCAGTATATTAATAATTTTTGTACTGTAATATATACTACTCTGGGTAGTGGTGGTGGAGGTTTTGGATTTCCGGGATTAGGGGGAGCCACATCCGCAACTGCGGTAACTACGCAATTAGGTGTTGGAGGCACAGGCGGGGGTAGCGGTTCTGGATATGGAGGACCCCAAATATTTACAATTAGCGGTGGTAGCGCAGGCAATAACGCCCAAACAACAACAGCATTCTCAGATGCCTCGCAAAGTGGTGGAGGTGGTGGTTGGGGTGGAAGTGGTGGGTCTGCGTATGATAATTTAACATTAAATCAAGTTGGCTCTGTAGGTGGGGCGGCTATTATCAAAAATGGTAACACAGTTACTGCTAATGGAATTATATATGGAGCTATAGACACTACAAGTACATCAGTATCATATGTAATTAATACATCAACAAATAAACTATTATTAGATTTACTTACTATCCCCGGAATTGCTTCAAATATGGATGTAATTATTATAGTAGCTCCAAATGTTTTTGTATATTCAAATGATTACAACACTCCAGCATTGACTTTAGAAAACACTGCCAGCATCGCAGTAAAATCATTGCGAATTATATTATCAACAGGCAGTGCCATTATGGGGGCTGGGGGAATCGGTGGAGGTGATAATACTGTTAATACCAATGGTGGAGATGCAATTGTATTGGGAAGTTCATTTGGTGCATCTATTCCTATTATAGCAGACTGCACTAATGGATATATCTTAGGTGGAGGAGCCGGTGGAGGATACGGAAATAATGTATCAGTTTCGCCGACCGTAATATCATATGGGGGCGGTGGAGCAGGCGGTGGTAATAGCGGTTCTGCTTCAGGAAACAATATTGCATACGGTGCAACCGTAGGGACAACAGCATCTGGAAGTAATGGTAGTATAGTGACAGTAGGCGCAGTTACATATGTCTCAGGTGGTGGCGGCGGAACAATAATACCAAGTACTGTAACAACAATGCCAATAGCCACAACAATAGGTCAGTATGCTGGGGTTGGTGGTACAGGTGGTGGTTCAGGAGCTGTAAACCATAGTACAGTAAATGTTATTACTTCTATGCCACAGGGTGGGGGGTTCTATCAAGCTGGACTACCTATCGCCCCAACTAATTTCGCAAATGTAGGAGGTTCGGGCGGCGGCGGCGGCGGTTGGGGAGCTGCAAGCGCAAAGGGTTCAAGGGGAACTACACAAGTCCAAGCGTCAAAATCTGGCGGAAGGGCTATACGCTCACCTAGTGGACTTTCGGCTCCAATATATGTAATCAATTCAAATAATATAGCAGGGACAGTAGCTTAAAAAGGAAAAATTATGACACAACAATATACAGTTCAAAATTATATTAACGGTAAGGCAGAAATTTTTGATACTCTTGATTTAGCTAATGCCCGTATTGCAGAAATAGAGGCTGAAGTAATGGCGGCTAATGTAGGTCGATTTAATATTATTCAAACAATTGAGTCTGCTAAAGGCACAATGTGGGTAACGCCTTCAGACAACTCCCAAGAAGACGGCACCTATATGGTGTTTAATAGTAACTTCGGCACACATGAAAATATCAAGGGTCGCACTGCAGCATTTGCTAGAAACCAAGAATTAAAAGATGCATTTGTAGCTGAATTAGCCCAAACACCACAAGTATACGTTCCGCCAGTACAGCCAATATCTAAGGGCACACAAACACTATGACCATTAATATCCAACCAAAACATTCATTTGTTTATGACGGTGCGAGAATTAATGTTTATCATGCCGATAAGGGTGAGGGATTACCTAAACACGAGCATAAGTATGCGCATGCAACACTTTGTACAGCAGGTTCAGTAGTAGTTACTAAAGAAAATAAAAGCCTTACAGTAGATAAGCTAACTCAACCTGTAAACCTGATTGAAAATGAGTGGCATGAGATTGAAGCCCTTGAAGACAACACAGTATTCATTAATGTATTTTCAGATACAAATTCTTAATTAGGTAGTATAATATGAGCGTTCCAGACCCACTAGAAACCGTAAGAGAGCTTGCAACTCATGCCTCTGACATCAAACATTTACAGGCCGACATGGATAAAATGGTTAAAGATATGCAAGATGTTAAAGATACATTAGAGGCAATACGCAAAACACTAGACCAAGCTCATGGTGGATGGAGAATGCTAATCGCCGTAGGCAGTGCATCAGCGCTTATCGGAGGTTTTGCCGCATGGTTAATCGAGCACATGGGAAAATAAAATGCCTAGTACCTCAAAGAAACAACATAACTTTATGGAAGCAGTAGCTAACAACCCTAAATTCGCTAAGAAGGTAGGTATTAAACAGTCAGTAGGTAAAGACTTTGAAGCCGCTGATAAAGGCAAGAAGTTCGCAAAGGGTGGCGTATCATTAGCAGTAGGACGCGGTGAGAAGTTAGCTACTGATAAAGGGGCTGGACTAACTGCTAAAGGTAGAGCAAAATACAATGCAGCGACAGGTTCACATTTAAAAGCTCCACAACCAGAAGGTGGACCTCGTAAGAAATCATTCTGTGCCCGTATGTCAGGTATGCCGGGTCCTATGAAAGATGAAGATGGTAAACCTACTCGTAAAGCAGCATCATTGAAAAGGTGGAAATGTTAATGGCTAAAGAAGGTATGAAAATGGACATGGAGCAAGACAAAGCTATGCTTAAAAAAGCGTTTGCACAACATGACGCCCAAGAGCATAAAGGTGGTAAAGGCACTACTCTAAAACTTAAATCAGGTGGTACAGCTTCATCTCGTGCAGATGGATGTGCATCTAAAGTTAAAACTAAAGGAAGGATTGTATAATGGCAGACCCAAAAATGGCAATAGTTATTGCTCCAAAGAAAGCAGACGCATCAACACCAACACCAACACCAGCTGAAAAAGCAGCAATGCAAAAACAGATGGAAGAAGCGAAACAAGATGCAGCAAACCAAGCTGGTGCTAAAGCAGCGGCAGGTCCAAACCGCTTAATGAAAAAAGGTGGTAAAGTTAAGAAAATGGCAAGTGGTGGAGAAACAATGGGTCCTAGAACTATGGCTAAAGATGTTGAAGCTGGTTCTAATAAGCTAACTAAGTTTGGTGAATCAGCTGTGCAAAAACGTGGCAAGACCAAAGGTAAGAACTTAGGTGACTCAGGTCGTTCAGTAGGCATTGAGAAAATGGCTCGTGGTGGTGGTATTGAGTCTAGGGGTAAAACTCGCGGTAAATATTGTTAATTAAGGGGTATTAAAATGAAAGATAATTTTCCAATGGAAGGCGCATTAAATTCAACACATGTGCACAACGACCAAATGATTGCACCACAACAAGAAGGTGACTTCATGCATCACACTAAAAACTTTAAACCTCACGCAGCTGGACATAAATTAGCGGCAGAGCATGTTAAGTCAATGTGTGGTGGTGGTATGGCTAAGGGTAAAAAGTAATGTTAGCTTCTCGTGGCATGGGTGATTTAAACCCTTCTAAGATGCCGAAGGGTAAAAAGATTGTTCGTAAGGATAATCCGAACGATGTAGAGATGTACAAAAAAGGTGGGAAAATAAACCTGCCTAGTAAGATGCAACGAAAATGATTTGCTACATAGGGTTCATTTCAGGGATGTTATTAGGATTTGAATTATCAAACGATGACGAATTTAATTATCTGATTGTCGACCTGCTCATAATCGAGTTAGTAATAGAATGGGATAGAAAATGACAACAACTGGAACCACCGCATTTAACTTAGATTTAAATGACCTTGTAGAAGAGGCATTTGAACGTGCTGGTTCTGAGTTACGATCAGGGTATGATTTGCGTACGGCTCGTAGAAGCCTTAACTTACTTACAATCGAGTGGGCTAATCGTGGCATTAACCTATGGACTATCCAACAGGGCGAGATAGTGCTAACTACAGGGCAATCTACATACAACTTACCCATCGATACCATCGACCTACTAGACCATGTAATCCGTACTAACTCAGGTAGCGTAGCAAACCAAACTGATATTAACATCAGCCGAATTTCAGAGTCTACATACTCAACAATACCAAACAAATTAACTCAAGGTCGTCCTATCCAAGTATGGATTAATAGGCAGTCAGGTGCTACAACACCTACAGGAGTCAATGCTCCGACCATTAATATTTGGCCTACCCCTAATGCACCAGATTCACAGTACACGTTTGTTTACTGGAGATTACGCCGTATCAATGATGCAGGTGATGGTATTAACACACAAGACATTCCGTTCCGCTTCTTACCTGCTATGGTTGCAGGGCTAGCATATTATCTAAGCATTAAGATTCAAGGTACTGACCCTAATCGTGTGATGGGGCTAAAGGCGGACTATGAAGAGCAGTTTAAACTAGCGGCGGATGAGGACAGAGAGAAAGCTCCGATACGTTTCGTACCTCGCAATATGATGTACTCTAGGTAATTATGGCTAGTAAGTATTCAAGTGGTAAGCATAGTATTGCCGAATGTGACCGATGCGGTCAAAGGTATAAATTAACACAGCTACGCAAGCTAACAATTAAAACTAAACAGGTTAGTATTAAGGTATGTCCAGAGTGCTGGGAGCCAGACCAACCACAATTGCAACTAGGACTTTACCCTGTTAGCGACCCACAGGCAGTTAGAGAGCCAAGACCAGATACAAGTTATGCTGCATCAGGAGTAGGGGTAGATGGGTACGCGGGGGATGGTAGTCGACAGTTTCAATGGGGTTGGGCACCAGTTGGGGGTTCGAGACTATTTGATGCCGTACTAACACAAAACGATTTAGTTGCACAAGGTCAAGTAGGAACTGTTACAATATCAACAAATTAAGGAGTATTAAAATGGGTTATAAATCAGCAGCAGATGGCGTTACAAAATCAGGAAAAACCAAAGGTAAAAACTTAGGTGACTCAGGTAAAGAAATTGGCATCGAGGGCGGTAAAGGTAAGTCAGGTGCTAAAAGTGTTACTTCAGAAGCTATGCGCAAAGTTGGCCGCAACCTAGCTCGCGCTAACAATCAAAAATAAGGAACTATTATGAACGACCAAGATAATCGTAATGTAGACCCTAATACTCGCGCTGCTAAAGACGTAGGTCCTGAAACAGAGGCTATGAATGTAAGTATTGGCGGTAAACAAGTGAACGAAGAGAAAGACGGCATTGTTACGCGTGGTAACGGTTGCGCTATTAAAGGCTTACGTGCTCGTGGGCCTATGGCGTAACTAAATGAATTACGTTCAGCTATCACAGGCTATACAAGACTACAGCGAGAATACAGAGTCGCTGTTTGTATCTAACATTCCTCGTTTCGTTATAGAAACGGAAGAACGTATTTATAATACAGTACAGTTACCTACGCTTAGAAAAAACGTTATAGGTAATTTAACTTCTAGTAACCAGTACCTGACCTTGCCTATTGATTGGCTTGCAACGTATTCAATAGCTGTAATAGACGCAACTGGCAGATATTCATACTTACTGAATAAAGATGTAAACTTCCTTCGTGAAGCATATCCAAACCCTACCAGCACAGGACTTCCAAAGTATTACGCCTTATTTGGTGCAAATACAATAACCCCTAATGAACTTGCAACAATAGTATCACCTACTCCAGATGCTAACTATAATGTGGAACTGCATTACTTCTACTACCCTGATTCAATCGTGCAGGGGCAAATAAAACTATTAGGTACTATTATAAGTGGTTCTGGATATGCTAATGGAACTTACGCAAATGTACCACTAATGAATGTCGCAGGCTCTGGGGCAAATGCAACTGCCACTATAGTTATTTCAGGCAACATCGTTACTTCAGTTGTAATCAATAACCCCGGAGTATATTACACTACAAATGATATCCTAACAGTAAATCCTGCGAATATCGGTGGACAAGGGATTGGGTTTTCAGTAACTGTAGCTGTAACCACTAATCCAACAGGTAGTTCATGGGTTGGCGATAATTATGACCCAGTCTTGTTCTATGGAGCTATGCGCGAGGCAGTAATCTTTATGAAGGGTGAACAAGATATGGTTACCTATTACGAGAAAATGTTCAAAGAAGCCGTAGAACAACTTAAACGTTTAGGTGACGGATTAGAACGCAACGATGCGTATCGTAAAGGCCAAACAAGCCTGCCGTATAAAGGATTATAATGGCTATCGTTCAAACACAATGCACAGGCTTTAAAGTAAACTTACTAAATGGGTTAGAGGACTTTAGCCCACCGACACTATACGTGTACAAAATTGCTTTATATACTGCTAATGCTTCCTTAGATGCTACGACTGTAGCTTATTCAGCTACGAATGAAGTAGTGGGTACGGGGTATACAGCAGGCGGACAAGTGCTAACTGTTATAGGACCTGCATTTAGTGGGACAACCGCATATGTTTCATTCAATGATGTTACTTGGACTCCTGCTAACTTTACTTGTAGGGGCGCTTTAATATACAATAGCACAACAGGCGCTGCTGTTGCGGTGCTAAATTTTGGTTCTGACAAATCAGCAGTAAATAGTTTTACGGTTACTTTTCCAACGGCAAGTGCAACTACTGCCATTATTAGATTAAATTAGGGGTTAATATGAGTATTGATGCAAAAATAACAATGGCTGACTCTTGCAGCGCTTCGGTTGCTCGCAACGGTGGCCACGAAGAAACAATGGGCATTACTGGATACTATAAAGTACAGTGCCATGCTGCTAACGGTGATTTAAAGTGGGAAGATGAAATCCACAATATCGTTACTACAGTAGGTAAAAACGTAGCACTTACAGGTACATTAACCAATGCTGCTCAAGGTGCGGTTTATATGGGACTTAAAGGTACTGGTACAGCAGTTGTTGGGGATACACAAGCCTCTCATGGTTCATGGTCAGAAGTTGGTGCTGCTAATGCCCCTACATACACTTCTCCACGTAAAACAGTATCCTTTGCTGCAGCTTCAGGTGGGTCTATTTCATCTACTGGTACATATGCATTTGCAATTTTAACGAGTGGTACAGTAGCAGGCTGTTTTATTAACATCGCGGGTTCTTCAGTAATCGATAATACAACAGGTACATTGTTCAGTGCAGGGGACTTTGCAAGCGCAAAAACAGTAGCCGCTAGTGATACGCTTACAGTTACATACACAGCTTCAATCGCTTAATTAGGATTACTAAATGGCTTATCTATTTGCGGATAGAGCACAGGTAACAGCTACAGCTAATACCACAGTAAGTTTTTCGGGTATGACAGCTGTAACAGGGTTTCAATCCTTTGCTTTTCTAACTACTACTGGAAATACAACCTACTACTCAGCTACTGACGTATCTGGAAACTGGGAAGTAGGCATTGGTACGTATAACACAACAGGACCCGTATTAAACCGCACAACTATTTTAGCTTCTAGTAACTCAAATGCAGCAGTTACTTTCTCAGGTACAGTCAACGTATTTTGTACCTATCCATCTGAACGTGCTGTTATTACAGATTTTACACAAACCCTTAGTAGTAAACGTATCACTCCGCGTATTAGCACTGCTACAACTACAGTAACCCCTAATGCTGATACAGATGACCAGTTTAATGCTACAGCACTATCAGGTACTACACTAACGATTGCAAACCCAACAGGTTCTCCAACTGATGGGCAACGCTTAACCCTTCGATTACAAGGTGCAATTAGCACAACAATAACTTGGAGCAGTTTATATAGAGGTGTAGGAATAAACTTACCTACTACACTAGCTTCATTTTCATATATCGGCTGCATTTATAACGCAATCGGAACTGGCACGGTAGGTTCTCCTGTTCCAACTTGGGATGTAACTGCAGTAACAGGACCGGGCTAAAATGGCTACTAAATACTGGGTTGGTGGAAGTGGGATTTGGAGTGCCACTAATACGGCTAATTGGAGGTTAGTTTCAGGCAGTGCTTCATTCTCAGGAGCAAGAGCATCTGGCGTGACTACAGTAACTTTCACTGGCTTAGTCGGCACTATTGTTGCTGGAGATATTATTCTGTTAAATGGGGTAAATAAAGGAGCTGTTGCCGCAATACCAAACGTAGTATTTACGAACTCTCCAACCAATACCGCAGGGTATTTTTCTTCAACAACTTCAACAGTAATTTTAAGTTCGGGATTAACAACATCTGCTGGAACCGCCTCAGCCGTCCCCACTACCGGCGATGCAATAATATTTAACCAATATAGTATGTACTCTAATAATGTAGTTGATTATGATTCTTCCTACGGACCAGCGTTAGCTAGCTTAAATTTTACAGGAATGCGGGGTACGATATATACTACAGGTGCTTCAAGTGTTTCATTGGTTCCATCAGTTTCAGGATTAATTACGTTTCCTGTAGCAGCATCTGGTGTTTACCCCAACGCATTTTATATATTATTAACCAACACAACTACTATTAATAATAATGGGACAACTACCTTTACTTTAAATTCAATGTCGTCGAGCATAATCTATTATGTTAATGGCTTGACTAACTTACCCACTAATATAATTGCTAATGCGCTAGATATACAGGATTCAGCAACTACACTTTCTTTAGGTTCTGCAACATATATACTATTTGAATTCTATAGTTTACTTCGCCCAGCTAGTATGAATGCAGGCACATCTAATATAATTGCTGCAAGTTTTTCAGGAAATAACGCTACATACAATAACGTAACCATTGACCTAAATATAGGAGCATTTATATCGAATGCCGCTGTAGGTTATGTATATGACAGTAATATATACAATGTATTATCGATTATTAATGGCAATATGCTTCCTGCATCCACTAATGGGTATGTATACTTTGATAATGCATCGACACAAACAGCGAACAAGTTTAATTTATTAGTGTCAACAGATAATTCATTATCCATGACTGCATATTCTACCACTGCGACATTAACTCAAACTAATAGTAAACCTGTATATATTCAAGGTACCTTACCCTCTAGCACTTTAGCTAATTTCGCTGGTATATGGGGCATGACATTTAATCCAGCAAACACATTTTTCTCTGTGGGTGACGACTATTCAAACTCTAGCCCACCTAATGTTCGCCTTCGTCCTTCACCTTCTCCGTTGAATTTCGTCTAGTATGTTCGGCGCTTATGGATTTGGACAAACTTCTTTCGCTTCCCTTGGAGGGGTGAGTTCAGTAGCTTATACAGGAGCCGTTACTGAGTCTATGACTTGGAGTGATGCACAAGCAGTAATAGCCGCGTTTCAAGCAGCTTTAACAGAAACATCTACGTGGTCTGCTTCGCAAACTGTAGCATGGGCTACATCAGCAGCTGTTACTGAAACAGCTACATTGTCAGATTCACAAACTGTAAGTCAAGGATTTACTGTTTCTCGCACAGAGTCAATGACGTATACAGATTCACAAACAGTAGTGGCATCGTTTCAAGCCTCTTTAACAGAATCAATGACTGTGGCAGACCAAGAAAATGGAACAACAGCCCCACCAATTTTAGCCTCAGTATCTGAAACAATGACATGGGGAGATAGTCAAACTGTAGTAAAAGGCTACAATGGTAATGTTATTGAATCTATGGTTTTAAACGATGCAAATGCATCAATTACTGCCTATAATGTAAATGTAACAGAACCAATGACAATAGCTGATTCTAATCAAGTCAATATCGGTGTGCTTCAATCAGAGTCAATGACATGGTCAGATTCACAAATTGGAATAAAAGGGTATAATGACCAGATATCAGAAACTATGAGTATAGCTTCCCTCGAAGGAGTTACAGCGCAATTCAAGGGAATGGTAGCAGATACTATGGTTTGGTCTGAAAGCGAAGCTACAACTGGATGGTATTTAATTGACGATACACAAACAAATAACTGGGTTCTGATAACTAATACCCAATAAAGGATTAAATTATGGCATCAACATTCTCACCAAGCTTAAAGTTAGAACTCATCGGTAACGGCGACCAGTCAGGTACTTGGGGTACTACTACGAACACCAACCTAGGTACATTGATAGAACAGGCAATTACAGGTGTGCAGATTATTGGTTTGGTAAACGCAGACTATACATTATCTAACCTAAATGGTATTTCTGATGAAGCCCGAAATGCAGTCCTTGTATTAAATGGGTCGCCTGCAGGTGTTAGAAATCTAATTGCCCCAGCCGTTAATAAAACATACATCATCGCTAATAAGACAACTGGCGGATATGCAGTTAATATTAAAACAAGTGCAGGGACTAGCTTAGCTATTCCTAATGGTGCAACCCAAACAGTCTATTGTGATGGCACTAACTTCTTCGCTGCTGGGTACTCAACTTCAGGCGGTACGATTACAGGCAACGTAGCTGTTACAGGAACACTAGATGTAACAGGCGTAACTACAATACCAACAGCAGCTCCCGGTACCAACACAACACAAGCGGCTTCAACAGCTTTTACTACTACAGCGATAGCAACAGCAGTAGCGGCTTCGTTACAATTAATTTATCCAATTGGTTGTATTTATACAACAACAGTAGCGACTAACCCTAACTCAATATTTGGTTTTGGTACATGGGTAGCTATTGGACAAGGTCAAGTATTAATTGGCGCGGGTGGCGGGTATACCGCGGGTACATCAGGTGGTAGTGCAACAACTACACTAGCTATTACTAACTTACCAGCGCATAGCCATACTGCAACTGATGCTGGACATACCCATCCATATAATACAAAAGCCGCAGACTATGTTCAATCAGGTAACTCAACACCTTGTTGGTCTGGTAATGCTACAGGCACGACAAATACAGGCTACGCAAATATTAGTATAGGTAACACAGGTTCAGGAACAGCATTTAGTAACGTACAACCGTACCTCGTAGTATATATGTGGAACAGAACGGCTTAATGAAAGTATCAGTAAACTGCATAGATTTGATAGAGTCATCAGAGGGGTTTAGAACAACAGTTTACCGTTGCCCTGCTGGGGTGCCTACAATTGGGTTTGGCTCGACTAGAGATACCGATGGTAAAGCTATTACAATGTCCTATCAGCCTATCACTAGGCAACAAGCCACAAACCTAATGCGCACAACGCTAGTTCATTATGAAGATGCAGTTAATAGGTTTGTAACAGTACTGATTAATCAAAATCAATTCGATGCATTGGTCGACTTCGCTTATAATGTAGGCTGTGACGCACTTAGGACAAGCACACTACTAAAGTTACTTAATGCTAGGGATTATGCAGGTGCTGCGAATGAGTTTGAGAAGTGGACACATGGCGGTGGGGTTGAGTTACCCGGATTAGTTAAACGTAGACAAGCGGAAAAGTATTTGTTTTTATTATGAAACTACCTAAATTTATACACGACATTCTAACGGAGCCTGATAATGAAACTTATTGCATTATTAAAACAATGGCTGCTCTCGGAACATTTTCGTTTATCGGTCTTGGTATTGCTCACCTCATACTTAACCATGCTTTTGATTTTCTGGGCTTTGGTACAGGGCTGGGCGCAATAATGGGTTCGGCAGGGGTAGGCGCACACTTTAAAAAGGATACATTAGTTGCTAATACTAACTGAATTTCTTAAGACCTACTGGAAGCAATTTGCCATAGCTGGATTTGTGCTATTCGTATTTCTATTCGGGTACTACAAAGGTTACGCACATGAGCAAACAAAGTATGAGGCACATCTAGCTAGTGATGCTAGGCTAACGGCTATCGCCATTGCAGAAAACAACCAAAAAATCAAAGCAGCCGATAAGGTTAATAAAGATATAACTAAGGAGTACTCAGATGCTATCGCTAAAATCAATGCTTACTATAAGTCTCACCCTCACATTATTAAGTTGTGCAACGGAGCAAGCTCCACCAGTACAGTGCCCTCCACGAGCCAAAGCGCCGACACAACTGCTACAACCTCTAGTGGAGCTACCGAAGCTACTACCGAAATAGACTTAGAAAAAGCAGGTAAAGAAGTTACTCAATGTCAGTTACTGATTAAGTTTGAACAAGAACAAGAAGGCGTACAATAATGCCATTACAAAAAGTAGAACTGCGACCCGGACTAAATCGTGAAGGCACAGACTATGCCAATGAAGGCGGTTGGTATGATGGCAATAAGATTCGTTTTCGCTCTGGCTTTCCTGAAAAGATTGGCGGTTGGTCACGGCTATCTAATAATACGTTTATAGGCACGGCTAGAAGCCTCTGGAACTGGGCGGCGCTTAATGGCAGTAACTACTTAGGAATTGGCACCAGTAAAAAATACTACGTTGAGTCAGGCGGTGCTTACACTGACATTACCCCCATTCTGTATGCATCTCCAGTAGCCAATGCATTTACTGCGGTTACTGTTACTCCGTTTTCATCAAATATTACTATTGTAGATGGCTCATACACCCCAAGCGTTGGTGACTACATTGTTATCTCAGGTGCAGTTTCATTAGGTGGTAACATTACAGCCGCGGTCCTAAATCAAGAGTACCAAGAAGTAGTAGAAGTATCAACCACAACATTTACAATCATCGCAAGAGACCCAACGACAGGGCTTCCAGTATTATCCAATGCTAGCGATACAGGTCATGGCGGGACAGGGATTGTACTTAATTATGAAGTTCCAGTAGGGCTAGATGTTTACTCTGTCGGTATTGGTTGGGGCGCAGGTGGATGGAATGCAAATCCGCTTAACCTAACTACTGATGCGTGGGCGCATGGATGGGGAACTGGAGTTACTACTGGCGGTATCGCAGAGCAGTTGAGGCTTTGGTCTAACGATAACTTTGGGCAAGACTTAGTATTAGCCCCTCGTAACGGTGCAATTTATTACTGGCAAGCTAGTTTAGGGTTAAGTCAAAGGGCACAGTTACTATCCTATCTATCTATTAATGCAGGTTATCAAGGACAGTTCGTACCAACCCAAACTATCCAAATCATTGCTTCAGCAGTTCAGAAATTTATCATCGCTTTCGGTGCCAATTCCTATGACTCTACTAACTCAAATACAGCATTTAATCCAATGCTTGTGCGTTGGTCAGACCAGTTAAACCCATACCAATGGGTACCTGCAGTTACCAATCAGTCAGGTGAATTCGCATTATCTAGTGGTTCCTACATCATGGGGGCTAGGGCTACCCGTCAAGAAATCCTTATATGGACTGACTCAGCGCTCTATTCCATGCAGTACCTAGGTGCGCCCTATGTTTGGGGCTTTAATATCATGATGGATAATATCTCTGTCATGTCACCTAACGCTATGATTACAATTAACAACGTAACCTATTGGATGGGTTCAGATAAGTTCTATATGTACTCAGGTCGGGTAGAGACTTTACCTTGTTCACTTCGTCAGTATGTATTTAATGATATTAATAAAGACCAAGCGTATCAAGTCTTTGCTGGTGGTAATGAGGGCTACAATGAAGTCTGGTGGTTCTATGTAAGTAACACAAGTAATGGTACCGAAGTTGATAAGTACGTTATATATAACTATGTAGACCGTGTTTGGTATTACGGCACTATGGCTCGTACAGCTTGGTTAGATTCAGGCATTCGTCAGTACCCTATGGCAGCTGCGTACAACAACCGTATTTTATATCATGAGTCTTCTGTAGACGACAACGCTGGTGAAAGCTCGCTTCCAATTAATGCATACGTGCAGTCTTCTGATTTTGATATTGGTGATGGGCACAACTTCGGTTTTATATGGCGCATACTACCTGACGTAAACTTTAACGGCTCTGTAGTCAATAACCCATCTGTAACAATGACGGTCAAGCCACGCCAAAACTCAGGTACCCCCTACGGAGCTGCCGATAACCCAGCAGTAGTAAGTGCTGATAACTACACGATGGGTCAGGTCTATAATATCCAGCAGTTCACAGGTCAGGTATACACTAGGTTACGTGGTCGTCAGATGAGCTTTAGGATTGAGTCTACAGGCTTGGGTGTGGCTTGGCAACTTGGAATGCCCCGCCTAGACATCCGCCCTGATGGTCGTAGATAATGGCTACTGGAACAACTAAAGCACCAAACTTACCGATTGCTCCTGTTGAGTATAGTCAGCAGTACATAGACCAGCTTACTAACGTGTTACGCCTATACTTTGCACAGCTAGATAGCCCCACTGTTTCAGCCGCTGCTGGTTTGATTTTAGATATAGACAGACTACCTACACAAGCAGATGTAGCAACACTTAGAGCAGGTACAGTTTATCGAGATACAACAGCAGGAAATGTTTTGAAAGTCAAGACTTAACATGGTACTATACATTATATTTAAAAGGATTTAATTATGGCAGACGGTGGAATAATGGAGGCAGCACTTTTAAGTGCAGCAATTGGTGGTGGCACCTCGTTAGCCACAGGTCAAGACCCCTTAAAAGGCGCACTACTAGGTGCAGTTACTGGCGGTGCTGGTGCTGGGATTGGTAGTTTATTACCCGGCGCTACTGCGATACCCGGTGCTGCAGCTGAGGCTACTAATTTAGGAAATCAAGCTACTTCTATTCTTGGTAATGCGATTGGTGGTCCTGGAACTGGTGGTTTAAGCCTAAGTACGTTAGGTCAATCTTCATTAAATCCATCATTAGCTAATTTTGATTTAAGTGGAGTAGCCCAAGGTGTAGGGCAAGGTGTAACTCAAGGCGCAACACAAGGTATAGAAAATGCAGGTATAGTTGGGTTAAATGGAGAAAGAGCTGCTAACTTAGGGCAAGTAATTCCTAATACAGTTCCTGATGTTTCTTCTGCATTTACTCCAGCTACATTAGGCACGACTCCAGACGAGATGCGAGCAATACAACAAAGCGGTTTAGCACAAGGTGCACAACAAGGCGTACAACAAGGCGTACAAAACGCTAATCCATTAACTAACGGCATTAGAAACTTAGCTGGTATAAGTCCTGACAGTAATGGGTATTTGGCTAAAGGTTTGAATTACTACGACAAACAAGACACGCTAACTAAAGGTCTACTGGGTGCTGGTACGGGTTATGGTTATGGCATGCTAACTAAAGGACCTAATACAGTACCAGAACTAGAGAAATACAAAAGTAAACTAGCTGGATACAATCGCGATTTATTTACCCCTGACATAGCCCAGCCTGAAATGCCGTACTATAAAGCAAGTTATGCCGAAGGTGGCATTGCAAATTTACAAGGTCCTATGTACCCACAAAGCCAACAAGTACAAACACAGTATGCTACACCAAGTCAAAGGCCTATAAGCTCTGAAGTAGTCAACTCAGACTACGAAGCGCAAACCAACCCATATACTGGCGAACCTGTAAGAGGCTTCGCTGCAGGTGGTTCTATGGATGTGCATGGTTCGATTGACTTAAACGATAGTAGTACTGGCGGTGGCGGTGGAAGTTCCATATCATTACCCCCATTGGGTAGCGGTGGAAATCAAAATAATTCAATGAATATGATGCAAGGTGGTTCAGACATCTATCATAGTAATGGAGGTGCAAGTGGTCAGCAACAACCAATAGGCGGTGGTATGGCAGCAAAAGGTGGTAGCAGCAGTGGAGGTGCTTTTGGTAGTGACGGTCCTATCGAGGCGACGGTTCAAGGAGTTCAAAATCAACAACCACAGTACCGAAACCAATTACCCCAACAGTACAACAACCCGTTTATGTTTGCACAGGGTGGTCCGATTGCATATGCCCAAGGTGGTGGCGTTGGTTCATTAGGTGGGTACGCTCATGGTGGCAACCCTCAGTTGTTAGATGGGCCCGGTGATGGCATGTCAGACAGTATCCCGGCATCTATAGGGAATAAGCAACCAGCTCGTTTAGCTCAAGGTGAGTTCGTGGTACCTGCCGATGTAGTATCTCACTTAGGTAATGGCTCAACAGATGCAGGCGCTAAACACTTATATAGCATGATGGACAATATCCGAAAAGCTCGTACAGGCAATAAGCACCAAGGTAAACAAATTAACGCTAATCAGTTTCTTCCACGATAATGACAATGCAAGTACAGATAGTAGCACCTGCAAATATATACCAAATATGGTATAAAATAGAACCTTACTTTGAGGCTGCAGAGCTAGAAGGTACGGGGGACTGTACAACAAGTCAGTTGAAGTTACAATTAGTAAGCGGAGCGTTGACATTACTAATAGCTGTTGATAGTGAACAAACTATACAAGGTGCCGCGGCATTGTCAATGCAAAACCAACCTAACCATAGGGTAGCAGTAATTACTTCATTGGGTGGTAGGGGCATAGTAGAAGCAGAAGTGTTTGAACAAGTAGTTTCATGGGCCAAATCCCAAGGCGCAACAAAAATAAGAGCTTGGGCTAAAGATGCACAGGCAAGACTATACCGTCAAAAAGCAGGGCTTACAACTACAATGCATGTAGTGGAGAAATTAATATGATTAGCTTGAAATCCCTTTTACATTATTTTGAAACGCAATTTACATTCTATACTGGAGGTGGAGGTTCTCCGGGTCCTACGAACTCTACAGTCCAACAAACTAATATACCTGAATACGCTAGACCGTATGTAGAGGGCATGCTTGGAGCTGCGCAACAACAGATTTTTAATACCGATGCTAGTGGTAACATATCTAGCTTCAAACCATATCAAGCATACAGCGACAACCCAAATAACTACTTCGCTGGCGCTTCACCAATGCAACAACAGTCGTATAATAGTGCGGCTAATTTACAAACTCCGGGTCAGTTCGGTCAAGGTAGTCAGATGGCTGGTATGGCTGGTATGGGTTCAATGCAAACCGCAGGGCAAGCTGCTCAGGCTGGTAATCAGTATAATCAAATGGCTACCAATCCGTACGCTACTCAAGCGTTTATGAACCCTTACATCCAGTCATCACTCACTCCACAACTTGACGAAATGCGTAGGCAGTATGGGGTTACAGGTCAGCAACAACAAGGTCAGGCTACTCAAGCCGGTGCCTTCGGCGGTTCACGCGATGCATTAATGGCATCTGAAAACAACCGCAATATGAACACGGCGATGAACCAAGCAATTGGTTCGGGTTATGATAAGGCATTCCAAGCAGCTCAACAAGCGCAACAATACGGTGCTGGGTTAGGGCTTCAAGGTCAGCAAGCTGCACTTCAAGGTTACGGTCAAGCAAACCAAGCTGCAGGTACATTAGGTCAACTAGGCACTGCACAGTTAGGCGCACAGCAAGGGATTTTAAATACTCAAAACACTATGGGTGCTCAACAGCAAGCCTTGGAACAGAACAAGATTAACCAAGCCATTAGTAACTACGCTACTGCACAACAATACCCAATGATGCAGTTAGGTAATATGAGTAACTTACTACACGGCTTACCAATGTCTTCAACGACAACACAGTCTTACCAAGCGGCTCCAAGTATGGCTAGTCAGGTAGGTGCGTTAGGTGCAGGTGCTATGGGTCTATCAAAAATTGCTAAAAAAGGTGGACTACCTAAGCATTTTGAAACAGCCAAAGGTGGTGATGGGATTGATAAGATTTCTATGCATGATTTAATGAATTATAAGGAATAGATATGGCATACGGCAACCCAATGAGTCAAATGGCAGATGCTAATAAGCTGTCTATCACCCAACTACAGCAAGCACTTAGAGATGGCACAATTGACCCACAGGTAGGGCAGTTAGTGTTGAACTCAAAAATCATCGCAGACAAGAAAGCTAAGTCAGCAATGCAAGCCCAACAACCAGCTCCTCAACCAATCGTTGCCCAAAACGCTGCGTATAATCCGGGAGTTACTGGCTTACCTTCTAACCTACCAGCACAGACAATGGCTGGTGGTGGCATTATTGCATTTAGTGGTGAGACCGATGGGTCGTCAGTTCCCGTACCAGAGTTTGACCCTAACCAATCATTGTCAGCAAAAGATTATTATAATTTACCGCCATCATTACGAGCGCAACATAAAGGTAAAGTAGTGTTTACTGGTCTTGATAGTCAAAAACAATATGAGTCCGCACATGACGCACCAGCAACACAAGCTGATTATGGAAGCCTAGCTCAGGATATTGGCGCTGTTGCTAATAGGATTAACCCAATAAGGCAGGTAACCGATGCCGCTCAAGAACTTGCCGCACGTAATATTCGCGGTGCTGGAGTTGTAGCTGATAGAGCTGTCCGCGGAGCGGGCGTTGTAAATCAAGGCATGCTTGATGCAGCTAGGTATACTAAGTCAGGGTTAGATAGCCTCTTATCACGTAGCGGGTATTCTGCACCAACACCAACCGCACCTGCACGGGCTACACAAGCTACTAGACCTTTAGCGGAAAGCCCAGATACCCCAGCAATGGCTGATAACAGATACATTGATTCATTGAACCCAAGAGCTAGCGCCGCAGGCGATACAAGTGCAAGCGGTGCTACAAAAAACACTCGTTCTCCCACTGCTAGTAACGCAGGTATTGGTGGCTTAGGTTATAAGCCTACTGGTTATGATACTAGCTATGCGGAAAGCCTTTTAAAAGGCGACAATAACCCTGAAACAGGATTACCATTCACACGTGCTGAATTATCTGCAAGAAACAGGCAAGAGTTTATTGATGCTGGTGGTGACCCTGATGTATATAATAAAGAAAAAGCCGCTGCTGAGAAAGCGGGTACTAAATCAGAAGGTAAGAGAAAATCAGATGAAGCGATGCCTTGGTTCGCTGTTGCTAAAGCATTAGGAGAAGCTAAACCTAATGAAGGTCTGGCTGGGTTGTTAGGTAAAGGTGCCGCGGCATATGGTACTGAAGCTGGTGCGATTACAGATAAAGACGAACTACGTGCTGAAGCTATGCGTAAAGAATTAGGTCAGATTGCTTTAGCTCAAAATACATATAGCCAAGCAGTTGCTTCAGGAAACAGAGATGCTATTAAACAAGCCAAAGATGATTTAGATAAACACACTACATTAATTGGCGCTATTAAAATGAAAGACACCGATGCTATTAATGAGGCATTGAAAACTGGCGCACAAGAAAGAACACAAGTGCAGGTCGCTGATATTGGCGCTGCTGCTTCTAGGTATGCGGCTGATAAAGCTGAGCGTTCACTAAATGACCAAGCAGCTCAAATTATGGCTGACGCTAATAAACATGGAGTTACAATATCCAAATCAGAAGCGTATAAACAAGCCCAAGAGAATGCAATGCCTAGTTATGGCGCTGCCGATGCACGGACTCAAGCTGGGTACCAAAAAGAAATTGATAACCTTATGAAACAAAAACTAACCGCTTTTACTCCTGCAGATAAAGCCGCCATTGACCGGCGTATTGAATACTATAAAAGTTTATTAACGGCGGTACCTGCAGGTGGTGCAGGTGCTCCAGCAGCTGCGGCCCCATTATATAGTTCCAAAGACAAATCACTTGATGCTATAATGAACAAGTACAAATAAATAAGTTTAGGGGCTATAAATGTATCAGTTAGATGAACTCTACAATGCATTAAGAAGAGCAGACGCTGCAGGTGACTCAGACTCAGCAAGAGCATTAACTCAAGCGATACAAGGTCATTTGGCTGATAACCAAGCAGCGTTAGCTAAACCAGTAACCTTACGTGAAGCAGCGACTGGTGGTGCTAAACATATGCTTGGCTCTATGGAAACAGCTGCGTCTAGCCTGTTTGGTGCTGACGAAGCGGCTAAGGCTGGTCAAGCGAGACAAGAAGCAATCACAGAACGCTCTGGTGCAAACCTTCAAAAAGTTAAAGATGTCTATCATGACAAAGGTTTATTCGCTGCGGGCAGAGAAGCCATTAGTGAAATCCCAACCGCTGTTGCAGAACAATTCCCTAACTTAGCGGCTACTGTAGCTAGTGCCCGAACTGGCGCTACGCTTGGTTCTTTGGCGGGTCCAGAAGGTACATTAATTGGTGGGCTGGCCGGTGCATTTGCACCGTCATTAATTCAACAAGCGGGTT